CGGCATTTTACACCGAGTGAACCCATCGCAAGAACTTGTCTTGAGATTATTGTCAAATGATATCTCACCCGACAGGCTCTCGCCGCGTGTGCCCTTCGGCACAACGCACGGCAAGTAACCTGCGTCTCGTTAGCGAGGTCCTAAGACAGGAGGGTCTGTGTAAACAGACCTTCGTTGTTGATGGACCTATATGCTGTGAGACCCTGCAGGAGAGGTGGAAGGAGTGGACGTCGATCAACGACTGTAAGAAGGGCGAATATCGGTTTAGGTACCTCAATTCAATTAAAGGTACCAAGACTCTATTCGACGAACCCTGTCGCAGGTGCGACGGCAAGTTGAAGATGGCCGCGATAGAGAAATGGAAGGAGAAGGCGTTAAGGACTGAGCAAAAAACTGCTCCCGAAGTCCTCGCCGACATCCGGAGAAGAGTAAGGAAGGAAATGGGGACGAAATGGTGGAAAGGGACAAAGGGAAGAGTGTACGTGCCTGATCAACAGGGCTGTCTCGAGATGAAACGTGAGGGCGGGGGAACTTTATCTGTTGCACCAGCATTTTCGGATCTTGATCTGGATCCTAGGCTGAGTCCTTGGCAACAACAGTGGTTCTCTGAGGAAAGGACGGACTCACCAGCGTGTAGGGTCGGTGCCGCGAAGAGCAAGGGTAAGTTGAGGGTCGTGACAATGCAAAGTGCCAGTATGAAGCGTCAGCTTCGTCCTGTGCACGAGCAAGCGTACGATCACATCTCAAAGAAACCCTGGCTTGTTCGCGGTTCCGTCGAACCCCACCATTTTGAGTCGCTCCGAACCGCCCTTGGCAAGGGTCACGATTTCATCTCTGGCGATTACGAGGAGTCTACCAACAACCTAAATTTAGATGCCGTACTGGCGGTGGTTGAGGTTCTCTCCGAGTCGTTGCCTTCTCATTTGGGGAAGCTTTTCGTTAGTAGCTTCCGGGACTGTGTGGTTGAGGAGTTGGTGGAGGATCGGTCTCGCGAACAGTGGCTCTACACCCGTGTAGATCCTGTGACGAGAGGTTCGATGATGGGAAATCTTGGCTCGTTCGTCGTCTTATGCTTACTGAACAAAGTATGCTTTGATCGAGCGAAACGACTAGCCGGTTATCCCGCGAATCATCCCTCTCTGATAAACGGAGACGATATCCTTTACCCCGGTTGTTCTGGTCTTTACCACGCGTGAC